AACTCTAATTTTTCTGTAACTTTATATAAATTTTCTATTAACATAAACTGTTCCTGGTCCGTGGGCAGTTGCTCACTCTTCTTGAGTAAGTCTGCTTGAAACAATTCACGTGAAGTCTCGAGACTTGTTAATCTAGCTGTCAGTTCAAAATATCCATACACACCCACAGCTACCGCTGCCATGATACTTAACATGTTCCTTAAAGGCATTCCGATTGTAGTTTTATCTGATATTTTCATTTCTTTTTTTCATCTCTTTGTTTTCCTCTTGGAAATCGGAAATTGACGTCCATCGCCCAGGAAGTCCTGCCACGTTTGAGTATACCTATTGGTTCCAACTCCTCTTGCATTTTTTCTGATTCAGTTTTTTTCCTTTTCTTAGGTTTAGGCATAAATATACTATTCATCCAGTCAATATAGTGGTCTAGTATATCACATAATTTATATATAAATCTATCAATCATTTAAGTCTCATTTACCTCTGTACATGTAAATTTAGTGGATAATTTATTTTCATTAATTAACTTTTCTTCTTGTGAAAGTATTAGTTTTTTAGATAATTCGTATGCAGCAATAGTACATTCTTTCCATGAATTATAGGATTGTTTAACCTCTGCTGGAGGTAAACATTGATTATCAATAAAAGAGCACAGAAATATTACTAAAGTAAATTTCATCTTGGGGGGCCTCCAAATAAAGCTAGGATACAAATAGCCACGATTAATACAGCAGTAAATTTGTAATCCATATCTGGTTCCATATAGGCACACTCCATATTAATTACCTTGAGACAATGTACTACGCATAATTAAAAAACTTTTAAAATCGTTTTCCATTTGTTTTATTTTTTCTTCCATTGTTTTAAGTTTATCATTTGTAACAATTGTATTACCTTTATTAGTTTCTATATTTAATAATAAATGACTTTGATTTTCTTGTATTCTAGCTATGTATCCAATTTGATTTTTTAAATCTTTTTCGTTGATTATTGTAATTGCAGCTTGGTTTTTATTAATAGTCTCTGTAAGACTTACAATATACTTAACGCCCGTAAACGTTCCAACCAAAATTGAGGCTATCACTGGCACGAGTACAAAGTTCTTTTTTAATAGATCCGCTATTGACATGACAAGCATTCCTCCCCTTTATTTTTAGGGTCATCACACTTACAAGTATCACAAGGACATATACCGTACACATCTGTGTGGAAGTCATCCAAACAATGGCATTCATGACCGCATTTTTTACATTCATTTTTGTTTTTCTTTAAATCCATACAGACTCATATATTTTGAGGTTGTTTAAGCGCAGTTCTAGTGCGGGGTGTATATTAAAATATACAGTATAAGACGGCAATTACTATAATGGCTGCTATAGCTGTTGCTTTTTTATGTGCTTTAGCTAGTTCTAAGTAATCGTTGGGTGTTTTTCCTTATATCAACATAATAACTCCTATTTTTATTCCTGATAGTATACATTAAATTTTTTTAAAAGACTATACCATAAATCTCTGTAAATAGGATTTTTAGTTTTATTCCACATTATTGCAGCTTCATTAATTTGTTTTAATAGGCTCATTTTATGGATCCCCAGTTTTTACCTTTTTTGTAATTTACTTTGTTAGGCACTTTAAGAAGAACAGCCTTTTCCATAGTTTCTTTCACTACTTTAGCAGTCTCTTCGCTATCAATAGACAGACACAACTCGTCGTGTATTTGTATCTGCGGTAAAATTCCTTGCTCATATAAATCGACCATAGCTTTCTTAGTCATATCTGCCGCACTACCTTGAATTAACCTATTTAAAGCTTTGTAAGTAAATGCAGGTTTATAATGTTTAGTAAAGTCACCCATATAATTATCAGCTATGTGATCTTTATATTTATCTAATAACTCAGCTTTAAAAGCTATCTTTGCATTCTCTTCTGTTAGTATAGGGACAGGTTCATATCTATTAATTGCATTATTCCATGATCTGTCTTTAGTTTCCCACTTATTAAACCTACAAAATCTATCTCCCAATGTAAATAATAGTTTATTATCTTCTGCAAACTCAATCAAATCCTGAGATAATTTCTTAACAAACGGAGCTTTCTCATGATAAGTATTAAACAAAACACTAGCTTGAGCTTTAGTTAAATTTAATTCACTGGCTAATTTTATTTTACCCATACCATAGAAAAGTCCCAGGTTAATTGTCTTGGCCATGGTCCGTGATATGTGAGCCATGTCTGCAACAACTTGATGAAAGTCTACATCGAATCCACTTTTATAAGACTCTTCAATTTGTTCTAAACTTTCTCTTAAATTATTAGGCATCTCAATATCAGGATTCTTATAAGGATATAAAGTTAAAGCATAGTGGACCACAATCCGTGGTTCTTGTTGACTGTAATCGAATGATCCCCATACGCAACCTTCATCAGGTACAAAAAGTTCTCTCATCTTTTTACCGATAATTCCTTTAGATGGAATTTGTTGTAAGTTAGGATTAGACATTGAGAACCTTCCAGTAACCGTTCCGCCTTGATCTGATCTAATCTGATTAATGTCTGCGTGTATTCTTCCTTCGTGTACAAAACTTAGTAGCCCTTCAACAAAAGTACCTTTAGCTTTGTCACACTCTCTAGCTTTTACAATCATTCTTAAGAAACGATTCTTATGCGTCTTTAAATAATCTTTAGGAAGTTTAGGAGTAGTAGATGGAACTAACTCTATTTTAGGTTCACCTTTTTCATCAAGAAGAACTTTACCATCTTTACCTTTTAGTTTTTTCTTCCTATCTTTTGTTTTTTCATAATCGGTAATTTTCTCATGCTCTAACAAAGCTTTAATAGAAGAAGCGGCCCATATTTCTACATCAACATTAGTATGTTTTTTAATAATCTTTAATAAATTATCTCTACGTTTTTCTAGAAGTTCTCCAAGTGTCTTAGCTTTTTCGACATCTATCTTAACGCCTTTAAACTTCATGTCAACCAAACAAGGAAATAATTTAGTTTCTAATTCAAATATTTTTCTACATGTTTTGTATTCTTTACTTCCATCTGGATTAGTTTTTGTGTATAATACCGCGTCCAGATATTTTTTTTCAAACAGTTCCCATAATTTCAAAGTTAAATTAGTATCTTGCTCTGCATAATCTTTTACTAAATGGTATGGTAATTTATGCATACTAGTCATAGGGTCTTTTATCATTCCATTAGACCACTCTAAAACTTTTTCAGCTAAATCATATTTGTATTTAGTTTCATTTAAATAATCTTTACTGATCGAATCTAAAGAATATCTCATTCTTGTTTCATCAATAACTGACGCTGCAATCATGGTATCTAACAATTCTCCTTGAGGCATATCTCCAGTTGCTGATCTAATCCAACATACGTCATACATAGCATTATGAAATACCTTACGTATATTTTTGTTTTGAAATATTTTTTCATTTAAATAAGCCCAAGTTTCCTTAGTATTTAAATTCTCGGTCATGTGGTGAGCAATAGGGAAATAGAAAGTTTGATTCTTGGTAGCTATAGCTATACCGGTAACAAAACCATCTTTTCTTACAGCACCTAATCCTTTTGTTTTTAAATTAGGATCGTAAGTTTCTAAGTCAATTGCAACAGTATCTATACCTTCTAAATTTAACTCACTGAGTTGTGGAACGTCACACATTATTTATAATCCCTTTCTATTATCATTTCTAAATAGTGAATAGCTTTCTCTATGTCTTGTAATTCACCTTTCGACTGATGTCTACAAATATATTTAATTGCGTTTCCTTCTGCAAAAAGTAATTTGTTTTTATTAATAAAATCTGCTGGTTGAATCGCCATATCTTTATAATGTGATCCTCCTACTTGTTTTTTATAAGCACTCATTTTTCTTTCCTATTGTAAAGTATTTTTTTCCGGACATTTTTGCTAGTCTCCAATAGTCAAAAATTCCTCTGCTGTATGCAGTGTATTGTAATCTTCTTGAAGTGAAGTAAGGATCTTTATTAACGATAGTTTCGTCAACAACAACATTGTCATAAGTTAGACCTTTAACAGTATGGATATTTGCATATTCTACTCTAACTTTTTTATCAAAATCAAAACCTTTATGTAAAACTCTTTTTATATATTCCATTCGTTCTTTATGTTTGTTAACCGGTGCTCTTATTAGATCAAAATCCTTATGTCCTTTACAAGTAGATTTTAGTAATTTATTATCTATTAAATAATCCACAGTGTAATCTTTTTTAATCCATTTTTTAATAGTTTCTGTTGCTTTAGCTTTATCTCCAAGAATCAAATC